GTGCGTCATTGACGGCAACGCCATGGGCTTTAGAGCCTAGTTCAAGCCGTGCCGCTAAGTTTATTTCTGATCAAATTAGGTCATATATTCCGATTATCGATCATGCTACTGTAAATGCCGTAGCTTACGGCTATTCTATGCCCGAAGTGACTTATTTAAAACTAGGTAACGGGCAAGTCGGGATTGCCAGTATTTCAGAAAAACCAATAGAATGGTTTACGATTGATACAGACAACCAGTGGCGGTATCATCCTGATGATGGTAGCGGTGGTTATGAAGGAATTTTATGCGATCCTCGAAAGTTTTTCCCGATAGTTCGCAATCCTTCAACGCTAAATCCATACGGAGAATCGCTGCTATCTCGCTTGTACTTTCCGGTAACTTGGAGGCGAGAAGGCTGGCAAATGTGGCTTGATTTCTTGGATACGTTCGGCTCTCCTATTGTTGCGGCGAACGTGCGGAACTATCAAGGATTCGTCGATGCTATGCGCGCCCAGGGCGTTCGGTCCGTTGTAGCATGGCAGGGTACGGTGGACGATAAACTATCCACGATCCAGCCCAGTACAGCGGGCGAATTTGAACGGATGGAACTCGCACTAACCAAAAGGATTCAAAAGCTAATTCTCGGCAATACCATGACCACAGATGGCGGTACTTATTCCAGCCGTGCATCCGGTGAAGTAGGATTGACGGTTGAGGATTCGAGACGGTTTGCAGACATTCGGATAGGAACTCCGATTATCCAAGGCATCATCAACGTCCTTTGTGATTTAAACGGATTCAAGCCGTTATTCTTTGAGCGCAAAGACGAAACTGGATTAGAAGTAACTCGCTCGCAACGGGACGCTAGCCTTGCGCCGGTCCTACAAACGAGCGGATTTAAATTCTCGCGGTCATACTTTACCGATAACTATGCACTGAATGATTCTGAATTGGTTGATACAGTACAGATTACTCAAGAACCTATCCAAAACGGTATGATGACCGCTGGGTTATCGGCTAATCGAATTAACCTTGCGCCAGTAAAGTTTACTGAAGCCCAACAAGCCGTTGAAGACTTGGGCGATGATGCCATGCAAAAAGCTGGCGCGTTTGCATTGGATAATGATGCAATCAAACTGGCTGTAAAACAAGCATCCGATAAAGCAGACCTTGAAAGACGGTTATTGATTCTGTTTGAAAATCCAGATTCGAGAAATAAAAAGTATGAAGAGACCCTAATGATGGCCGACTTTGCCGCGCAGGTATTGGGTTACGTTGCGGCGAGTGATAATAAATCATGAAGTATGGTTATAGGATAACAATTAATTTAATACCAAATGAATCCGATGTTGATCCATTCAAGGATATGGCTGTTTGTTGTATTGAGAATAAGAATGATTTTGATACAATGACAGAAGCAGATCAAACAATGGAGCATTTAGCATTAAAATTAAATATTGAGCACCCTTTTTATATAAAGTTAAAAGAAGTCTTGGTAAAAAATGAATATAAAGACAGTTTTATAAAAATTAAAACCGATGGATTAGAGCCTGAACTTGAGAAGTTTATGATTGACTTAATGGAAAAAATGGTTAAAAAATATGGCTGATCTAACGATTAAAGTTCCAGGCACTTTCGACGAGGCGGTAAAATGGGCAGAAGCCCGTGGCGTTGTATTGTCTGAAGAGTTTTACAACGTACTCAAAGAAGGCGCTCGCGGGCGTTCGTTTACCGTGACGGGATTGGCTGGGTTAGATCAAATACAAAAGACGCTTGATAGTCTTAATGAATCACTCAAAACAGGTGAAACATTCTCGGATTGGAAGAAACGATTTGGCCATGAATTGGATTTGCCGGATGCAAGGTTAGAAACTATATTCAGGAACCACATGCAGAACGCTTATAATGCAGGACGGTGGCGGCAATTTGAGGATAATAAAAACAATCGGCCTTATCTTATGTTCAGTGCAATTAATGATAGCCGCACAACTCCATTTTGTAGGGCGCATAACGGAATTATTAGAAAAGTAGATGATGAGTTTTGGAATCGTGCATCGCCTCCAGCACACCACCGCTGCCGGAGTACTCTTTTGAGCCTATCAGAATCGCAAGCTATTAAAAGAAGCCCAGCAAACGATGGTATAAACAAACCGAACCCATCTGAGCCTATATCTGATGGTTGGGGTTATAAACCTAATGGCGACGATGCGGCAGCAGGGTTAGTGACATCATTATCAGAAAAAGTAAAAGATTTACCGATGGCATGGCTTACGTCTTTGCTTAAGTTTTTCAATGGAGGATGGTCTGCATTAATAACATGGATTAGGAAAATATTCTAATGACTATTATTAGAATTGACGTTCGATCCGAAGAAGCATCTCGGTTATTGGATGAAATGCAAAGACGTACTGGAGATTTAAACCCGGTATTGAAAGGCATTGGCGATATTCTAGTATCAAGTACGCAACAGCGATTTGTGGATCAAAAAGGGCCGGACGGTAATCCATGGGCGGCATTAAGCCCAGTCACTTTAGCGCGTCGGCGTGGTGGCGGAATTGGCGCAAATATCCTAAGAGACACCGGACGGCTTGCGTCATCGGTAAATTATAAAGTATCTGGTGGATCAATAGACTTAGGAACCAATGTTATTTATGCCGGCACTCATCAATACGGCGCAAGAAAAGGCGCTTACGGAAAAACCAAAAGGAATAGCCCGATTCCATGGGGTGATATTCCGGCCCGTCCGATGTTTGGCTATTCTGATCAAGACCAACAGGATGTTCTTGAATTGATTGAACGTTACCTAAATGCCAGTCAACCGCCTTCATGGTGGCAACGGTTTCTTGCTAGGTTCAGACGGATATTTGGATGATGGCAGAGATTGAAAAAGTTATTTATGAATCTTTAAAACGGGGGGGCGTTACCGATCCTGACAGAATTACTCGGCTTGTCACGAATGGATTACGCCGAGAATTTTGCGGAACTTCTATTTATATAGACCGCAATTTCAAGCAACGGAATGAAATGATAAAAATCAGATTCAACTCAGGATGCGATATAGCAGCTATCGCTCGCGACTATTCCGTAACCCCTCGCAGGATCAGCCGGATTGTAAAAGGCTGGAAATAGTCCAGATTTTCCGTTGATTTCGGACTCGTTTTTCGTTCATGCTCAACAGCATGGACACAAATACCCGTTTTTTGACCTTCGCTCCCCTCATCGAATCCGACGCTGCTGGTATCCCTACCGGCTTTTCCGGCGTGGCTTACTCTGGCGGCATCATTCCAGACTATGGCTGGTATGGCGATTCCGTAATCGATCTTGCATCGGTAACGGTACCTGACAGGATGTTTGCACTTGTCATCCATGATGATGATCAACGGGCCGGTCACTGCCGAGTATGGCTTGATGCCAACACCATCCGTGTTGCCGGTACGTTTTCTAAAGTTACCGAAGCTGGAAAAAGCGTCGCCGCCGAATTTGCTGAAGGTGCGCCGTGGAAATTATCGCTAGGCATCAATTCGCGATTTGATTCTTACAGTCCTCCGCTTTCCGCTGAAATCAACGGGCAATCCATGCAGGTATCAGGCGTTTTTAGGAATGCAAGGATTTTAGAAGTCTCTTTCGTACCCGCTGATGCAGACCCTAATACAACCGTCACTGCATTCGCGGCTGATCCAATTATCCAATCAAAGGATACCGACATGAGCGATGCGCTCAACCTGAAAATTACTGAATTGACCGCTACCGTAGCCGAGCTATCCGCGAAGCTGGCTGGCGAAACCACGCGGGCCGATACCGCTGAAACCCGCCTCAAGGATCAGCAACAGGCCGTTCGGCTCAGTGCCGTCAAGGCGCTGTTTGAGGCCACTGGGCACGAGTATGAGGATGTCAAGGCGCAACCCTACCTGACAATGGATGAGGCGACCTTCTCGGCTGTAGCGGACGATTTGAGGGCTTCCCGTGCCGGTATCGATCCATCGCTGTTCTCGGCGACGGCAACCAAGGGCAAGCCGGCTCAAGAGGTTGTCGAACTATCCGCGACCAATATTTATGAGTTGCGCAATAAACAAATTTCTAACATGCGAGGTGCCGCCTAATGGCCGTACAAATCGAAGTTCGAGGGGCGGGCGAATTTATCCTGTCTTATGAAGATACGTTTTCGCTGGAGCAGGTAACGCTGGCCTCGGGCCAAAGCTTAGCGGCTGGCACCGTGATCGGCAAGCGTACCAAGCGCCAAGCGGCGGCTCCTATTCCGACCGTGGCCGGTGGTACTGGAAACGGCACGATGACAGCGCTGACCTTTGGGCCGGACGTGCAAGTCGGCTCCTATGTAGTCCAGTGCACAGCCGCTGTGGCCCATGGCGGGACGTTCAGTATTACTGCCCCTGATGGGACCGTGCTTCCGTCCTTCACGATGGGAACGACTACGGGCGGAACTGCGCGTTACACGTCCAGTCATATCAGCTTTTCGCTGACAGACGGTTCTGCTGATTTTATCACCGCAAATAATTTCACCGTGGTCGTGACTGCTGGTGGAACTCCCGTATTGGTTGGCACGGGCACCGGTGTTGTGAGCAGTTTCTCGCTCGGCCCACTGGCCCAAAATGGAACCTACCGAGTTCAGCTAAAAGCAACATCTGCTACTGCTGAATTTCAGGTCCAGTCTCCCGATGGTAAGCTAATCGGTTTCGGTAACGTTGCGACCGCTTACGCTTCGGACCACATTAACTTTACGCTTGCCAATGGCGGCACGATGACTGCCGGCGACTACTTTAATGTTGTCGTCGCGAACGGAACGGGCCAAGTTCTGCCGTTTGATCCGGCTGCGACTGATGGCTTGCAAGAACCTTATGGAATTCTGATGTCAGCGGTTGACGCAACAAGCGCCACTGCTGCCGGAACCGCCGTGGTTCGGATGGCTCAAGTCAAATCGACGGCGCTAGTTTGGAAGGCCGGCATTACCAACGCTCAGATTGCAGCTTGCAGAACGCGGCAATTCCTCGCAAACAACATCATTGCGCGCTAATAGGAGACTATCAATATGTCCGCTTGGAATCCGTTTAGCAGCAATGCTTTTGAGTTAATCTCGCTGACTTCGGCAATCAACAAACTCCCGTTTACGCCGACTCGATTAGCTGAATTGGGGCTGTTTGAAGAAGCGGGGGTCACAACCCTTGACGTAGCCGTTGAAGAACTAAACGGCGCGTTACAGCTTATTCCCGCCGTTGCTCGTAATGCGCCTGGAACGCCGATCAATCGTGATTTACGCGCCGTGCGTTCGATTCGTTGTCCGCATATTCCGGCAACGGGCGCGGTCTTGGCTGATGAAGTACAGAATGTTCGCGCCTTTGGTTCAGAGACCCTCGCCGAGACCGTGCAAAATCGAATCAATTCAACTCTTGCCAAAGGCCGGCGTTCAATTGACTACACGATTGAAACTCATCGTGTTGCTGCGATTATGGGCAATTACTATAACTCGAATGGGTCTACCACTTCGCTTTATACAGAATTTGGAGTTGCTCAACAGACAATCGGAATGGTGCTATTAACCACGACTACCGACGAACGAAAAAAGTGCTTTGAAATTTTTAAGGCAATTAAAGCGGGTTTGGGTGGAATTCCATATCGCGGCGTTCGAGTATTGTGTGGAGATACTTTCTGGTCGTCCCTGATCGGGCACGATTATATCAATAAGACCTACCTGAATAGTCAGGATAATGGGGCTATGCGCGGTGATCCTACCACATCATTTAACTGGGGCGGAATTACATGGGAATGGTACAACGGTACTACCGATTGCAAAATTGCTGATACTGAAGCTTATGCGATCCCAATCGGTGTGGGTGGGATGTTTTTAACTCGCTATGCGCCGGCTCCTTATATGGAAACCGTTAATACAAACGGTCTACCGTATTATGCCAAGAGCGAAATGATGGATTTCGGCAAGGGCGCGGAACTTGAAATGCAAAGCAACCCGCTGAGCATTTGCACCCTTCCTCGTGCCGTTATCAAGCTCACTGAGACTTAAAAATGGCTTACGCATCATCCGCCGACTTTATCATAAAGTTCGGTGAGACTGAATGGCTCCAACTCACTGACCGCGATGTTGATGAGACTAGCGATGCAGGAGTTGGGGCTGATGCGTTAAACGATGCAAGCGGAGTTGTGGATGGATACCTTAGATCCATATATGTTATTCCGCTTAGCGTTGTTGACCCGGTTATCAAGCAAATCACGTTAGACCTTGCGCGCTGGATTTTGTCTGGCAATCAGGCGTCAGAACGGGTTTTAGATGGTTACAAAGAAGCTAATAAGCGCCTGGATGATATTGCAAAACAGCGGCTTGTATTGACTTCTATGAAAATATCTGAAGTGGTTAATACCGATGGAACGACAGCAAGTTCTTCAGGGATTGCTTATACCACGCCAGAAATAGGTTACACACGGATGCCAGAGCCATATCTCTAATGCCAGCCCCTTATGCACTTCCAGAATTGATTGCTGCTAGGCTGGAATCCCAATCAATCGGGATTCCCATTGCTTATGCCGTGGACTTGCCAAGCATTGTCGAAAACTCGCAAATTGCGCCGGTTGTTAATATCGTGCCAGCGGGTATCCGGTTGTTGTCGGATAGTTTTAGTTCGCAGCGAGAAACGGTATCGGTGACTGAATCGGTTTATGTGGTGATTTGCACGCGCTATGTCAATCAATTAAGCGGACAGAATTCTCGGCAACTTGCGGGAAGTTATTTGATTGCGGTTACTACGGCTCTTTTAAATCTTAAACTTCCAGGTTATTCGGTATTAGAGTTTGCAACTCCACCCACGCCACAATTTATTGCGGGTTTTGGTTATTACCCGCTTCAATTCAACGCAACCTATGAGATTTCCTAAATGACTGCTTTAACTAACACCCAGGTAGAATGGGAAGTTTCTACGCAGCAACAGGCTTTTGCACTTTTAACTGATTCTGGAGATCATATCAATTATACGACTACCATAAAGCCGTGGTCGGCTAAACCTGGATTCAGTTATATTGCTGCTGGAACTGGTGTTATTAACGGCGGAACAGTTATTCCTGCGGTAGCTGGAACTAACAACCTAGTCGATGTGTCTGCCGTGTTGTTGTTTGCTCCTGGTATGACTGGAGTCAATGCAAGCACTGGGCAAATTACCATTGCATCAACGACTGGATTGACTTGTACTAGAGGGGCGACTACCGATATTTGTATTGTAAATTCTATTACGGTGAGCACGGCTGGCGCTTGGGCAGTTGTTGCTGGAACTGCAACAACAGCATTTAGTGAAACCCGTGGCGCTGCTGGCGGTCCTCCTTTTATCCCAGTTGGATCCGTTGAAGTGGCGCAAGTTCGGTTTAATACTATCGCTGCCGCTGCGGTACAGTCCAGTGAAATCTTTGCAACTCCAGGAATTCATTTAGAAAGTGCAACATTCCCAGCCCCCTTGCCCGATCCAATTCAAGGTAAAATTACGTTCTCGGAAGCCTTGCCGTTGTCTCATACTGGATCGGTAACCAAGCGGGTATATGTTCGTGCCGCGACTCCTGGCTATTCGCCATTTGTGTATGCCAGAAACTTTAAACCGGCTAAGCCGACCAATTCAGCAGGCACCGAACAGTATTATCGTCTGCTTCGCGGAACCTTTACGCAAAGTCTCGGTTCGGCTAGTTTTGAAATCTCATTGGAAGATGGCGTTACTGATTCATTTGTAACGGCTTGCTCAACGAGTCCGACGATGCTGTTCCGTTACAAGCCGGACCGTGACAAGACGGCTTACAGCATTACCCAGGGCGTCCCGTCCATTGACATTACCAACACGGCCGGCGCGCATCCTGTGGCTACCGTAACCATCGCGGCCCAACAAGCTACCG